CTGGAACACTAGTGATTTATCCCGGCGAATGCCCCGTACAGCCAGGCGCGGATCGAGGCATACACTTTTGGCGCACATTGCCATGCAGTTTCACAAACCTTTCACAGATGATCGCCTAAGGTGAATCCAGCAGCTCCTAATGAACATCCCTTTTAGCCCGCACTCCCCATCGCGGGCTTTTCTTTGCCTGAGTTTTACCGACGATTTAATGCGTAATAGCGGAGAAGCAGATGGCGGAATTAATAAATGATCTGGATGGCCCTCGAACCGCTCAGCAGGAACTGTTCTATGACCTGGAAGATGCAGCGGCGGTGATCGGCTGGTCGGTGGTGGAGCTAGCGACCCTGGCAGCAGATGGCGCATCGCCCAAACAGGCAGCGGCGCTGAAGAAGGTTTGTGATTTGCTGGCGGCCCAGCAGGGCAAGCTCACGGGTTATGCGCAGGAGGTGAAACAGGAGCGCATCAGCCGGTCCGAAGTCAAATCCAAACTGTGAAATCGATCACATTTAAAGAGACCCAGCGTTGAAGCTCAAAATTTGAGCAAATAGTATTTCGCCGCACCTGGGCGCTCATCTATAGGGAAATTGCCATGCGCCAGCCCGGGGCCACTGACCTGCGCAGGCAATCAAACAGTGAGGTTTGCCATGCGCCTTTCCACTCTCGCACCTACCGCCGTTCTGCTCAGCCTGTTCACCCTGCCCGCCCACGCCGCAGACCTATCGGCCCTCACCGGCGCCCTGTCGACCGCACTGGGTGGCGCGAATAACAGCAACGCCGGCAACACCAACAACGCCGCCTCCTGCCAGCAACAAATCCGCGACCTTCAAGCCAACATCAACGCCGCCAACGCCAAAGGCGACACCCTGCGCGCGACCGCTTACCAAGCGGCACTGACCCAAACCAATAAAAGCTGCAGCAACTCCACCTACAACACCCAAGCTCAAGTGGACACCAGCTCACAACGCCAGCAGAACGTGAACAAGGCGGCGGACGCGATCAATGCGATTGGTGGGTTGTTTAAATAACGGAGGCGGATGCATTAGCGGTTTTGCCAGGTAACCCAGCCTGAGGCGAGGAGCATTCCTGGCCATAGGCGGCTGGAAAAATCGGGGGCAGATCACCATCGTTTAAGTGTGGTCTGACCCCATTTTTCCCTGATTGGTCAGGCAAGACCGAAAAACGTCTCCGTCTTCGTTTGGAGGATAGCGGCATCAAATCCGGCCTGAGTAGCTTTATCGACGACCTGCAGGAACGCAGGGCCGTCATTGGAGTCCGCACATCAACCTTGATAACAAACGCTTCTGGATTTCGAATGAGCCGTCAGATACTGCGTAATGAATCGCCCGAGGTATCCTAGACTCATCGCGAGTGTTCGTTTCTTGCCGATCGCTGCCATTTGCGACCGACAGCTCTCGGCCGATTGTGTTGAAAAAGTCGCCTTGCCCAAAACGCTCGAATACTGATGGGTGAAAAGACCTCTTTACACGCTGCTACGTGAAATCTGAGTCCTGAACCTACTAAAAATTCAGATTTCAATCTCAGGCGCGTACTTTTCCGCTGTGGAATTATCATTCGACTTTTTCAACAGAATCGGCCAAAAGCATTCATTCTATATGCGCAAGATATAGCGCGATTCACTTAACAATGAACTGATTCATCCCAGAGGGTACTGATTTAGGCAGCGCTTCATCAGTTGACAATATAAGATCCGATTGCAGGGCCTCTAGAAACGCGACTACTGCCAGCACGTCGTTTGGTGCCATCGGGTAGATCTCGGCAAGGATGGGGGAACGATACCTCAGCAGCCGCCCCGCGAGTTCCGCTTCGCGAGGTCGACCTTTCTGCGCGGCAAACATCAATGGAATGGGGTTGAAGTGATGATTAATGACTTCTTCTAAGGATGTGAATACACCGTTGTGCCCCCATGGCCCAGTGCGCGTAACATTACGTAGCGGTGGGGTACGAAATTGAAAGCGATCTATGGCTAACCCCGTCGCTTTTGCCCTTCCATAATCCAAATAAGCCCCGTGCTTGCCAACTTCCAATTGTGGCACGGCAAGCCCGTGATATTTAAAGTCCGAGAATTCCACGCCTGCATGACAAACCGCGCAGCGCCCTTTGCCGAAGAAAATCATCGCCCCTTTTTTTTGCTGCTGGGATAAAGCAGAGATCTCTCCTCTAACATAGTTATCCCAAGCTGATGGCTTAAGCTGAAACGCCAAGGAAATGTAAGCTGCCAAGGCATTGCCAATATGAGTAATATTAAACTCAGTTGTAGCCGGATAAGCTGACTGGAAGAGTTTTTTATATTCTGATTGCATAGGGGTCAACGCGACTGAAGTACCGAGTAAACGTTTAACCAAATTACCATATACATTCAGAGTCCGTTCTTGAAAATTATCAGGGTCGACGGTTGTGTCGACTAGATCCGCGTGGAAGGTGGCTTGGCTCTCACCTCCGCGGCGTCCAGATCGGCCCAGCATCTCATCAGGTTCCACTTGGGGAAAACTTGCTGCGACGGCAAGTAGATTTTCGAATCCCTTAGGCAATTTATTACCCATAGGCGATTCAAAGCTCCCATTTTCGCCCATCTGTACTCTTCCATCCCAAAATAAAGCGGTAAAATTGCTTTTACCACGGTTAAAAAAGGGGAGCACATTTCTCGGTATGACAAACGCTTCTGAAGATTTAAGCCTTTGTTCACCCACTCCGTTTGAGCCAATACCCACGGCCATAGGTAATCCGTCTACACTGCCTTTGCTACGGACGTGACAAGTCGCGCAAGTCGTATTGTTTGGCCCCCCCATAATGGGGTCAAAAAACAGCATCTGCCCTAACTTTTCCTTCGCCCCCATAGACAACGCATTGATAGTAATGGGCTTTACCTGGTAGGCAGTGAGCACTTTCCTCAGAAGTTTATCTTCATGACTAAGTTGCGACGCCTGTAGATGGCTAATCCAGAAAAGAAAAACAAGATACGTAAGAGTCCACTTCTTCATCAAAATCTATCCATGCGATGAGCATCGACCATCTGCTGTACCGTGATTTGTTCTACTTCAAGTACCTCAAGGCCTAACATAGCCAAGCGATCTTCCGTTAACCCCTGAATCAATAGCTTTTTACGCAGCATATCGTAGTCATGACAAACAATCATCCCAACGTCTGCACTTAATCTGAGACGCTCTGTCTGTGGATCATTTCCGATCAACTCCCGTAGTGCAGCTTCCTCATGCATAGCCAGGTCGCACTCTAAAGCGAGTCGCTTGTACTCATCACCATGACTATATTCGGCGATAAGCGGTCGAACGTATTCATGGAAGACAATGAAGCAAAGTCCTATCACAGATATCACCGGAGCCCAAAGTTGAATATTTCTATAAGCCTTGCAATTCATTTGGGAACAATCACGCCTAAGGCGTTCAGTGTTTGCGTACCCATCATACCATCTGCAGGTAACCGGTTATGAGACTGGAATAATTTCAGGGCCACACGAGTTTGCTCGCCCATCACGCCATCTATGCTGCCAGGTTCATAACCTTTGATAATTAAACCCATCTGTACGCGCCGAATTAACTCCATGAGCTTTTTATTATTAGGGTCAAAATCTGAGCCGATGGGGCTGACTGTGGAAGGCCTTCCTGCGTCTACAGGATTGCGGCTACCACCAAGACTGTTTGAGCCGCTCGTTCCAAAGTTGCTCGAGTAAGGCGTTTTTGGTGCTGAATAAGCAGGGCTAGGGGGGGAATAAGTCTTACTTGGAGAAGTATAAGTCCGGCTTGGTGCAGAATAAGAACCGCTGCCTGAACTGTGAGATGAATGCGAGGAATGTGACGAGTGAGATCGATGGGCGGCGTATAGGTTGTCGCCTGGCATGTTGAGCGGACGTAAGCTGACCGGATCGAGCCTGGTTGCGAAAGGGTTCTTCAGTCCCTGCTCCAAGGCTTGCACATCAGTGTTCACCAAAGAAGTCCCGGCGACGAATGCTGACAGCGACGTGATGAATTTAGACATTGATAATCCCTTCAATTTTTTGAATTTTCATCGAATGTTTACCTGGGTGATGCCATGAGAAAAGGCCTGCACAATCTGTTTTTACTCTGCAAGTAGCACAGTCCTCAGCAAACGTACGTTTCCAATCGGAGATGCTTTTGTGCGCATACGGCCACAGAGTTTGTGGTAAAGCGCAGAGTGGAGCGTTCATCAAAATGGCAGGTACCTTCGCTCGCCTCAATGTCTTGAAGCCGTGACTCAATTCCGCGCTCCAGTCTCGAAGGTCAATGTCGGTCAGTTCGGGGTTAGCCAAAGCAAAGCCAATTGGCTCACATGCCATCAATGCGACCTCACGGACGAAAGGCAAATTACGGCCAATGAAATCGCAAAGCGCTGCAAGGTTTTCCAAAACAGGGCGAATCAGCACGATTCTCAGCTGAACGGCTTGCCCAAATCGACGAAGATTCAGTAGACCAGCCAGCGTCTCCTCAAATGCCCCTGGACTCTGAACGACAAAGTCATGTAGAAAGTCAGCATGTCCGTAGAGTGGCACCATCCACGTCAAGCGCCCGGTCAACCCCTTCAATATACGCTCAGCATAGATCGGATCAGCTAAAAGCCTTCCGTTGCTCAACACGTCGTACCGAGTGCTAGGATGTTGATGAGCAAAGGTATCAAGCACTAGACGCAGATGCTCGCCCAACAACAAAGGTTCTCCTCCGGAAAATCCCAACGTATGCGGAGAGCTAGATATATGATTGGCGACATCAACGGCCTCGTTTACCAACCAGCTATCGTCATGTTTTGTCGGGGGCTGCGAGCACATGAGGCAATAGCTATTGCATCGATTGGTGAGGAAAACAGTATGGTGCTGGTCTGTAAACCGAAATAGGACATGCGCGTGATTCATGTGGTCGGCAACGGCTACTACGTCTTCGTCCATCAGAATGCCATCGGTTTCAACTACAGTCTCTGCCTGCCATTGGCCTGCGGCTTGGAGATTAGGTGTCAGTAAAATCAGGTTGGTTAGCCCAGCACTACGCAGTTGCGCAACTTTGGAGATCTCCTCTACATCTGCGGCCCTCAATAAAAATCTTAATTCAGGTCGCCACTGCGCACTCAAATTCTCGAGCGAAATGACTTTAGCGACTGTTCGATATCCAACGCCATGCGTTCGTACACGGACCTTACGCATCAGAATCTCCAGCGGGGTGAGCCCAGCGATAGGCAATATCGAGAAAGTCGTCGTCGACACCTCGCAACTTAAGGAAAAAGTATTCGAAGAGCCATTTATGTCGTTTACAGTGTTCAGTAAGTAAAGCAACAGTCCTCATGTCACCAAACTCGGCTTGCGCCCCCACTGGATCAGGCCCGCAAAAACTATTGAATGCGCAAGTTTTACAACCAATAGTTTGAGTAGAAATACTTGTTTCTATCAGTTGCCTCATGACAGGAGAAGCCATTAATTTTTCAAGAGAATCACCAATAGAACCTAAACGTAAAGAACAATCTCCCGTTTCGGCGAGCATCCGTGCCTCGTCGCTGGGATAGACATAACCATCGTAGTTGTAGACAAGAACAGCAAGACCAGATCCTGTCGGACTTTGCAAATCGACATAACCGGCATCGAAAGGCGATAAAAGCTTGTTAAGAATTAGTGCAGCGGTACCTTCACGTAACTCAGTACCTCTAGCGTTCCATTCTAAGACACGATGCAAAGCTTTCCGATAGAAATTTGTGAATTCTGGAAGGGTGTAGCCCAAATGCTTAATGTTGCGCTTGGCAAATCCATACAAGCTTAAAGGTCGTATGAAAATTTCGGTGAACCCATTTTTTATGTACTCGTCCACAATGGCCTCAGGGTATGCAAGAGAGGCCTTAGTTGTGGTCATCAATGCTGCAACCGCTTGTGGCCCCATGATACGCCGTGCCAATTCGATGCCTACTAAAGTCCGGGCATGGGAATCACGTGATGGCAATGGGCGGTTTCTATTGTGCAACATTGCCGGGCCGTCAAGGCTCGTTGAGAGGTAGACCTGATTACTTCTAAAATACTCACACATCTCAGAGGTTAATTGATGCAATGTTGATGCGACCACGAAACGAATACGGCGTTTGTGCTGCAGATTCATATTTATAATAAGATCAACTGCTCGTTGAATAAGATCAAAACGGAGCAACGGGTCGCCACCTTGAAACTCAATTGTCAGAGCATTGGCCTGGCTTTGAAAAATAGTCGCGCAAGCATCATCAATTTGAGTTGGCGTCATTGAGTGCCCCACATCTTCAAGGCGTCTGCTGACCTGACAGTATTGACAAGAATGCTCGCATTGAAGAGTTGGCACGATTATATGCAGAGACTGACCAGCCAATACAGTTTCTTTTCGGGCTGCTATTCGCGATCGTAATAAATCTTCAGTTCCGAAAGAATTTTTCCCACTTAAAAAAAATTTAGATTGTAGTTCGGCGCGCTTTTTTAACTCTAATTTTTCAGGTGCTTGGACTAGAGTCAGTAATTCCTGTTGCGTCAAAAAAACATGATCACCTGCAGCACTAACTGCTACAACGGATTGATCGTCGAGCCGATGAAAGCCGAATGGCAGAAGGCCTTCCGCAACGATGTTCGCCTTCATTCAGGTGCCCCAATAAATATATCCAGCCGCACTAAGGTACTGCGCGGAATTTTCCTACGAGTAACTTCGTCATCCAATAGTTGCTTCAAAAGCTCGTTAAACTTAGAAGTGTTCGATTTTTTTGAGCAGAGCACCTGAAGGCACGCGTCCACCTGCCGCAACTCGTACCCGCGATGAATCAATTCAGCTTGAATAGAAAGTGACAAAGGTACGTTGATATCGACCCAAAGCTCGGCCGGAGATGACTCAGGATAGATGAGATTGATATTCGTCACGGGCAACATTCCATTGATTTGCTTTATAAATCTGCTTCATCCCGAAGAGCTGATGGCATGCTGACGTGGCCTGCCGATGAGACCAATTCCAAAATTGCTTTTTTACTCTGAACTCAAATCCTGACAAAAGATAGCAATATGATGTCGCCCCATCAAAATTTTTTGCCAGACATAATCCGCACAGCTAAAAGCAGATTGCCTGTCAAAAATAGGTGACTGGAACCCGAGTCTTATAGCTCTGATTGACCGCTCCTGGCCGATTCTGATGGTAAAGTCGGTTTTGAATTCCACGCCAGAAAAGTACGCGCCTGAGATTGAAATCTGAATTTTTGGCAGAAGGCTCAGTACTCGGATTTCACGTAGCAGCGCGCAACAGAGGTGTTTTCACCCATCAATATTCGAGTGTTTTGGGAAAACCGACTTTTTCAACACAATCGGTCGTTAGCAGACATTTAGGCTCCTTGTTCTCGAGCACAATCCCACGTTCCATCAAGGAGAGCCGTACCGATAACGGCCTCTTAAGCTTCCCGAAAAAGGTAGTTGCGGAAACGATCCCAAATCGCAGGCAATAAAAAACCCCGTAGACGTTAATCTACGGGGTTTTCAAGAGTGGAGGCCGAGGTCGGAATCGAACCGGCGTAGGCGGATTTGCAATCCACAATTTTTTCTTTATATCCCAACAACTTAGAGTTAAATAAATTCCGCACCTATGCGCTAAGGTCAGCTCCAGAAGCCCATATTTTCAAGGCGTGTAAATTCAGTTGCGGAATGGTTTTTGAACCAATCGAACGCTTTCCCTGTAGAAGTCCAGCGACCCTGCTGTCAATCCCCTACGACGATAGCTTTTCCGCCATCCATGCACAGAAAGCACCAAACCCAATCACTGTTGATCCACTGAAAACGTCGAGTAGGTAGGTTTCAACCCAACTAGCTTTTTTGATTATGGGTATTTCATCCGTATGGTTTGTTTGATCCAGAGCAGCAGGGCCGGCGTACTCAATTTCATTTCGATTGACACGAGCAAGTCCAGATCCCGCTCCTTCGACGACAATCGCACCACGCACGTTGGAACCACTGAGCCGAATTTTATTCTCGAGCACGTCGTTTGGCCCTGTCGCCCCTTCGATGTGGATGGCTATAAATCCATCTCTACCGCCACTCTTCGAATCCATGCCCGCCTCCGAATCACGTTATGTTTCGACCGAGACTACATTATTTTGTAATCGCGTTAACGTAAGACTGACAAGCCCGCAACGCGATCACGGCGTTATCCCCGTCGTCGGTGATGGCGATAATTCGTTGAGCATGCGCTGGGGCAAGTTGGGCTCGACTGGCTTCATGAACCAGGCCGACGGCGACGGCGGCGGTAGGCACGTTGCAGCCACTGGCTGTATCCGCTGCGTCGATGAGGACTGACAGCCGCACATCAGAAGTGGCAAGGCGATCACGCAGCACAGCCTGGTTGCGTTGGGCATCGGATAGTTCCTTGGTGTGTTGTTGGTCCTGAGTGGCGAGCTGTTGCTCGATGGCCAGGCGCTTATCCTGCTCGGCGCGGGCCTGGGCGGCGGCGGCCATGCTGATCCTGGCTAGGTCGTCCTGATGCAGGCCGGCCTGCTCGGCCAGCTTCTTGCCCATCCGCCAGTCTTGTACCCGCCAGGTCACGCCCGCGGCGCCGGCCATCAACACCACCGCCACCACCGCCGGGCCGGCCAGCTTCTGCACCGGCGTCATTCCAGCGCCCGCCGCACGCCTTCCGCTACCACCGCGTCGGGGTACGCGTACCCTGCGTTTTCGTGATGAATAATCGCCTTGACGAATCCAGTCATCACCGCTGGCTGGCCTAGGTCGACGTCGGTGTCAGGCCGGGTGCCAGTGCTTGCTTCAACGGCGCGCACATAAGCGGCGGTGTCGTTCTCCATCGATGGCGCCCACCGGCTGATGATCGTCTTCACGGTCTTCAGCCCATGCTTTCGCTGGTAGGTAAGTAACAGCTTGCCAAGGGCGCGGATACCGTTCTCAGGGCTGTCGAACCTGGCAAAGCGCTTCTCGATCGCCGGGTCTGGCTTGAGCTGGCCTTGCCACTGGTTGGCTGGGTTGTAGTCGATGTTGCCGGGGTTGCGGTTGCGCACCCCGCGGGTTTCGGTGATCGCCACTGGCTTTCTCCAGACGTAAAAAAGCCCGCTCAGTGGCGGGCTTTGGTCTTTGGCAAATCTTGAATTGCGCTGAGTTACAGTTTTTTACATAATGCGCCTGAAAATATAGGGATGCGACTCCGCCTAATCGAATTTCAGAAACACTAAATCAGAACAGAGAGGGAACTTCAATGTATATGGCCGGCATCATCCTTTCATTCAAGCTTGCCCTACTTATAACTATATTTAGCATATTCATGGAGCTTAGAAAAACCGCTAAAGCATTCAGAAGGTTAGGTCTAGGCGAATATGCAGTTAAACGTTTTTACAGGGAAAACATTGCATCATCCTGTACCTCCACCGCGCAGGTGACTCTAGTCCTAGGCACTCTATTTTCTGTGCTAGCGACTGCACTAATTTGGATCGCGGAATAAATTATATCTGCGCTCGGCGTCAGGCGATGAACGCAGCCATATGCAGTGGGGTAACAATTCCGTACTTGACGATGGCCGTATTCAACAGGAACAAAACGCCGAAGCTCGGGAGGATCTGCAGCAACTGCAGCAACTGCTGTTCAGTGATCGGCATGGCTTTTCTCCAGACAAAAAATACCCGCTTAACGCGGGCATTCTCAAATTAAAAGTATTATTTTTATGCAGTAGTTACTTCGCTATCGCTCAAGTCCTTCTTCCGTTTGCCATCCGCCCATGCCTGTATTTTTCTTCGGCAAGGCTCTTCAATGAAGTGGAAGGCAAAAGCCGACAAGAGAATTAACAAGAACAATGAAGAGGCACAAAGCACCCAATTATTCCCAAGCAAGGGAATGCTACGTATTAAACCATCATGAAACGTAATCATCATGAACAACAAAAATGCCTGCAGAGAGTAAAAACAATAACTAACCTTACCCAACCACACAAACATGTCATTTGAAAGCAGTCTTGAGAAAAATCCCGTCGACTGTTTTAGCGCAAGAACCGATAAAACAACCAAGGGTACAACAAACCAATTAAGCCCAATAAACGACACTCTTGCCTTAGCAATATTTAATAAAACAATTAGCATTACAATGATTGCTAAAATAAACAAGTCGGGCTTTGGCAGTTTCAGTCCTCTGCGCAATGCATAAAAGCCGCAGACACCTAGAAGGAACTCGGGAAGTCTGAAAGCTGGCAAAGCGTACAAGAATGGAAATGAGAAGTCAGGCCATACCTTGTACAAGCGCCCAGGGATTATAGTGAGCAAATATAAGAAAAACACAAAAAACCAAAAGTTCTTATCTTTAAGTCGACCAATCCATGGCGAAACAAACGGAAGAACAATATAACAAAAAACCTCAACAGAAATTGACCAGCTACCACTATCGTTCCAAAATTTAAAATAAGAAGGCACCCATGCCTGAACGACAAAAATATTTGCCAAGACCAATAAAACTGTCTCCCCAAAAGAAACCTCCTGCTTGACGCTCCCTGCCCCAAACATCCACGGCAACGTCATTAGTGCCGCGACAATGTAAACTGGATATATTCGTGCAAAACGCCTTAACAAATAACTCTTCTTGTCGTCATACCGATCTACATATTGGTACGCCAATAAAAACCCAGACAACACAAAAAATATCGTCATCCCAATAGCACCTTGGGAGATAATTTTTTTTAAAATGCCATCCGGCGCGTACGGCCATCGAATTTCGATATGAAAGAGAAAAACGTACAAAGCCGCAATAAATCGGAGACCTGTAAGTTGTAGAATTTCACTTTTATTATGCACTGAGTAAATCCGCTTATCAGAGGCTGCTTAATCGTGAAATTCTACCGGATGAGGCCTGGGCGTGCCATCTAGATTTTTGACCAAGCGGCTTGGTAAAGCTGATCCTAAAGTGAGATAGCCCCATTTGGATTTATGCAGAATTACGCGGGCATGGATGGCCAGTCGATGCGTTCAGGAAAACCTTCCTGCGACTCGATTTTGTTAAAGGTGACTCGATACTGCTTCCACTTCCTGAGGTTGGCGATGTCCTCGTCGCAGGCCTCGTCAAGGTCAATGGCATCCTGCAGAGGGGCAATGCGTAAAGCAGCAACGAAGAAGATCGTCTCTCTTCTCAGTGGCATCTGCGACTAGGCCTTTACTCTCGGCATCCTTATCCAAGACCCACGTACTACCTAACCAGATCTGATAGATACTTGGACGGGGATCCGTTGTAAGTTCGTCAGGAAGAGGTCCGAGTCTATCCCACTGCGATGCCTCTCCATTTTCCGTGCTAAATACGATCCCGCGAAGGTCCAGCAGCAACGTCCAAGTGCTCTCACCATTTGGAGTGTATGCGGCCACATGACCATCACCAGCAGCAGGCGGTTTCTCGGGTGTGGCCCCGGCAGGAATCAACCATCTGTTCTGCTCAAGTGGATCGGGGTCGGCCACACCGAAACCGATGTATTCTCCGGTCACTGGAGCAACATGGTAAATAACAAGATTATCAAACATTAACTCACCTCAGATTTTGATGCAGGGGAGCAAGGCTATGTTGCGAGGACGAGTTTCAGCTCCTCCCGTTGCCTGTACACCAGCCGAAGTTATCGTGTTGACCGAGTTATATCCTGGAGAGCCAAAGTTCGTGCCGACGTTGCTACCGTATTGCAGTCCATGCGTGTGGGACTGTATATCTTCAGCTTGCGCACTGCCGATTCCACGGCCAATATCCACGCCACGACCTAGGTCTAGGCCGCGCGGAAACTCGCCCCGCATGTCAGGTATGTTAAAAGTGGTGGAGCCGTCACCAGCCCCATAAAGAACGCCAATCTTAGAGAAAAGAGTCGCGTAAGTTACCCTGGAAACAGCACTGCCGTTACACACTAGCCAGCTTGCTGGAGCGGTACTCATTGCAAAGAAAATTACAGCACCAGAAATTCCTTGCACAACCTCAGCCCATTCCCCCCAGCCGCCAGCGTTAAGAGCGCGACGAGCGGTTCTCCCTGTAATATGCTCCTCGAACGTCTGCTGAGCGGCACCTGCTGAAAGCCACACATCATGCCTAACAATACTGCCCTGCACGTTCCATCCTGACGGAGCATTTAAGCAGCCGCTAGAAGTACCAAAAGTGGCGCTATAGTTGACCGTGGTATTAAGGTCATTTCCCGGAAAGGCAGGAGAAACCCCACCAAGACCAAACGCGGCGGGAGTTAACAGGCGACCTGAGGTTAGATCAAGTGAAGAAAACTGGGATCTATTTTTCAAGCCAAGAGCCGTGATTGCTGCTTCTTTATCCGTGCCCTCCGCGATCTTCAAATCAGTTGATATTTTGACGATGCCCGCCTGGCTGGTTGTGGCCTGAAAAATTTGACCAAGCTGTACCGCATGTGAACTTTTGGTGCTTGGAGATATTTGAAGCGCACCACCCGAGCAGTTGCACAGAACCCATTTGTCCAATGCGGTTGAAAAAATCACCAAGCACATCCCATCCGAGGCAATCTCTCCCCCTTGAAGATCGACTTACCCAGCCCAACAATCTGCCGCGAAGGCAAACCATTTACGACGAGAGTGCTATCTCCGGAATTCGCGGTCTTAGCCTTGAAGCGCAGCATTGCTCCATTTTTCAAAGAAGTAATAGCCGGGGAATATACAACAACATAATTATTAGCAACCCCAGTGTCTACACCAAACAACCCGGCCTGAGCCTGTACTAACGTTTGGATAGCCTGCACCAGCTGCGATACATTGTTTTCATCTGGTGTTAACCCCGACCCCGTGATCACACTCAAAATTTCAGCTGTCACAGCGTTACCCCATACTGCGGGGAACAAAGAGCCTGGCCGAGCTGTGGCCGGATCTTCATCAACAAACACTCCTCCAATTAACCCAACTCCCGGAACACTCTCGAGCTGGTCAACCATTACGGCAGAAAGCTTGACCGCGAAGCGATCGACGAAATCACGCGCAACCTCACTTGCGAGGTGGCTCAGGGACCTACCGCATGGGCAGTCAGCGGTAAAAGTCAGCCGGGGGAGCCAGTCGTAACCCTAGCCGCTGCCCGCGCCAACCGCCTGTACCTGGCCGGGCCCATGACCGGCTTCGAAGACTTCAACTTTCCCGCGTTCCACAAGATGGCCGCTGATCTGCGCGCCCGAGGCTACGTGGTCGAGAATCCCGCGGAACACGGCGTGGTCGAAGGTGCGGATTGGGCCGACCACATGGCCTACGACCTGACTCGCCTGGGCCTGTGCGGAATGATCGCCCTGCTGCCGGACTGGGAGAAGTCGCAAGGCGCCCGCCTGGAAGTCCTGATCGCCGAACAACTCGGCATGACGGTTGTGAATGCTCATGATCTGGTAACGAGGGAGAATGCTGCAGTACCAACATTTTCCAAGCTGATGTAAAAAGTACAGCTGCCATTTCAGACACTCACTGGATTCCGATCATTACATGCAGATCATTCGTACTGGAACAGTTTTGACTGGCGAATACGCCGGTTGGACGATAGAAATTCAGGATGACCGCGCAGGTGAAACCGGAGGTTATTACCTGTTTCTGGTCCAGAACGAATCAAATGGTTTCGATTCTTGGTTTGAACTCATAGAGCAGCTGCAGCAACAAATTGAAGAACTCGACGTTCGCTGGAATTAGCGCCTCACTCTTTCGTTCCCCCCCTCCCCATCCCTTCCCTTTCAAAGTCAGCCGCTATAGCGGCAAGGACGAAGTCATGCCTGAACAAAAGATTACGTTTGTCAACAGCTTGCCAGCCAAGTGCGGCTGCACGATGGAATTCAGCTCTGGCGGCGAGCACTACTCCGACGTGGTTTACGTCACTCCATGACAGGATCACAGCGGCGGCAAGCCGTCCGGGCCAGTCGAGGTCAAGCGCGATGCGGATGGCTGGTGGTATCACCCAAACATCCCGGGCTTTGGCGATGGTGAAGACCCTGCGCCCTACATTGCCTGGGTCAAGGAACAGGGGCTGGAAATGAAAGGCTGGCACTCTTGCGACGAGATCGAGGAACTACCCGAAGAGGATGCGGCATGCACCGCCTGGAATCCCGAATCACCAGGGCCAGAGTGGTTCCTGATGGGGATCTTCGATACAGATTACGGCCCCTATGTTCAGTGGGCACGCCGGGAGGTGGCGCCGTGAGCATCATCGACGACGTAATGAAGGACAAAATTACCCTGCACGGCCTGGGCTTTGTGCAGGTTCAGCTGTAAGGCAAACAGCGCCTGCACGTCTGGCACCCCGATCTACTACGCCGGGCATGCTTCAAGCATTCCGCGATCCATGATCACCGGTTCAACTTCACCTCACGAGTGATCGTTGGAAAGCAGATTAATCACTGTTTTGAACTTGAGCGGTGCGACGATGGCGGCTTCGTTCTGTATCTGCACGAGGGCGCCCGCACAGCCTGCGGCGGCAGGCCGTGGACGCCGGATGGCCGCGCCCATCTAATTCCTGATGGTGTGATAACAGTAGAAGCAGGCAACGACTACAACACTCGGGCATATCACTATCACCGCACCGAACCCGGTGGTGATGGTCGGGTGGCGACGATCATGGCAAAGCGCGGCGAATACCCGGACGGCGCCCACTCGACCTGCACCTACGGCGTTAAGCCGGACACAGACTTCGACCGGTACCAGTGGTCACCGGCGCAGCTCTGGGAAATTGTCGCCGACGTAATGCTCGGCCAGCGGGTGACGCCATGATCGCCACCCTCTGGTTCGCCTACGTCTTCATCTAACGCTAACCCCACGTATGCCGCCCAGCGCGGCAAGGACACCCCATGACCAATGACACCACCGAACGCGTGCTAATCGGCTCCAGGATCAAATTAAAGGCTGTAGAGATGATGTTATGAAAGCCGAATCCTCAAAGACAAGGGCCGAACGTATCGCGATACTCAGAAAATCTAATAACACTCGCGGAATTCGTAAAAATTAATGGCCGGAAAGATGCAGCAAAGTCTATCGGATGCACAGGCCCCGCTCTTTTGAAGGCGATTAAAGAAGGTCGGGATATCTTTGTCGAGATTCTGCCATGGGGGAGTGTTGTTGCAACTGAGATAGCCAGATTTCCAGGGAAGAGTAAAGGAGTGAAGCCATGAACATTGAACAGGAAGTGATCCACGCCCCTAAACTTGCAAAGCTGTTGGGTCGGGCGGAATCGTCGATTCGCAGTGCGCATCGGGCGGGGGGCATACTGGCTTTCACCTTTCTTCAAGCAGGGAAGCCGGAGGGTCAGCACGGTCCTGCGGTTTCTGAAAGAATGTGAGGAAGGGATGCATGCGCCGAAGCGGCCAGACCGGAAGCGTCAGACGCCGCCGACGCTCACCCGTGTTGGTTAGCCTAGCTTGTCGGCCAAGGTGTCGGGGCACAAATGAGTGTATCTCTTAAGCATCCCCATGGTCTTGTGACCAGTTATAGAGGCAGCCTCCATGATAGACAGCCCCTTTTCAAACAGCCTCGACGTACCTTCGTGCCGAAGGTCATGGAAGTGCAGATCTTTCACCTCTGCTGCCCGGCAGGCTCGTAGGAAATACTGGCTGACTGAGTGCGGGGCCAGGGAGAACACCTGGCGGTCGATACGCGCAGGCAGCGAATCAAGCAATGCGCGCGCACGAATCGACAAAGGCACCAGACGGCGACTGCCGTTCTTTGTGTCCTCCAACAGTGCATACTTACCTTTGATGTCGGCACGCCTGAGCCTCAACAGCTCGCCGCGGCGCATTGCTGTCTCTACGGCAATCTCGATGATCACCGGCATCTGCGCATGGATTGCACCCGAAGCCTTGATCACCTCCTTCAACTCAGCAGTAGTCGGCCGGCGGTCACGCTCGCGGCTACCCTTCGGCATCCGAAGCTTCGCTACCGGGTTGCTGAGCCCCTCAATACCCCAATCTTTGATTGCCACCGTATATAAGTGGCTGATCAGCGCCAGCGATAACCGAATGGTGTTGGTCGATGCTCCGTCAGCCAGGCGCGCATCGCGGTACTCGGCCAGGTCAGACGACCGCAGTTCGGCCAGCGACTTGCCGCCATACTTCCCCTCGGACCACGTCTTTATCCGGGTCAGCTCCTGTCGAGCCCTCTTCTTCTGCGCAGATACTTCCCGCGCATATCGCTCAAAGGCTTTCGCAACCGTCGTGGCTTCGGCCTCTGGGGTATCGCCGAAGCGCTTGCGCGACATATCCCCCTCGATTTCAGAAGCCCACCGCTGCGCCTCCGCCTTCGTGTCGAACGAAGCCGAAAAGTGAGGGGTATCCTTTTTTGCGGATCTTAGTCCGCCATGTCCCATTGGGACGCTGTTCGATAGTCGCCAAGCTGCGGATTTTGCCGATCACCCGTGGGACATGCAAACAGTGTCGCTGTCCCAGGATTGTCCCAATTAATGGCCGGGGCAAAATCCGCAGGGACAAAAAAAGCCCCGCAACCTAATGGCTGCGGGGCTTTCAAGAGTGGAGGCCGAGGTCGGAATCGAACCGGCGTAGGCGGATTTGCAATCCGCTGCATAACCATTTTGCTACTCGGCCTCAGACGATCAATGCCCTGATTGCTGGCACTCACCGTATGCAAACTTGAGTGGGCTGTGTATAGCCTGCCTCTACTCTAACTCATTGAATACAATGAAGTTTTTAAAGCTTCGATGCGTTCGATGGGCGCCATTATGTACTCATTTGCCGGGGCCTGCAACCCCTTGATTTCAAAAATGTTTCGCATTGGCATCAAGGGCTTGCGGGTTGGGTTCACTCCTTGATGACTTGCTGGCGGTACTGAGGGTCGGCCTGGATTTGGGCGTCGGTGAACGGGAGCGGGCTGAGTGTTTTCTTGGAAAACCCTTGGGTTTGGTCCTTGGAATAGGGGGAGGCAGGGTTGCTGGATTGGGAGAATGCCAACACACCTTCAGCATGGGGGCCGTGGTCGTCGAAGGTGACGATCTGCAGGTAACTGCTGCCGCTGATCACTTCACGTTTAGCGTCGCTGCGGGGCAGGCTTTGCATGGCGTTGTAGATGCCCAGTTCTTGAGGGCCGCCGTGGATCGGGATTTGGCCGGAGACTTGAACATCCCCCCAAGTACTTGTGGACGTCAGCCCGCGCTTGGCAACGTCGGCGGCGGAGGCCAGCATCGCTTCGCGCACAGCCTTAGCTACCGCTGGACGCTCGATAGCCACGCCCCGTGGGGTGGTCAGGGGTTGGCTCGGATCGAAGGCGACGCGCCAGGCATCGGGGATTTGTTGCAGATGCTCCATCAGATTGATGAAGTGCACCAGGCCCACGCCGCTGTCGAGGTTGGCGT